TTGGTTTTAGCCCCGACATGAAGCGCTACTTTGCAACCGGGTTCTATGACCAACGGTGGAGCCACTCGGGCCCCATCAATCCAGTTGAGCGTCGTTTAGGCAGGTGAAAAGATGGCTACCCGGAAGCCTTTAGCGAAGAAGGGCAAGAAGGCTAAAGCTAAAATGACCCGCGCGGTCTCTCCGCGCCCGACTCCGACCGATGCCCTGCCCTGGTCATTTGTCGAGATCCAATGGCGGGACGCGACGAGTGAATCTAACTGGAAATCTCAGGACGACTTGCCGAACCTCTCCATGGTGCTTACCAGGGGGTGGTTAGTGCGCTCAACTAAGGTTTGTGTCACCATCGCCGCTTCCATTGCTTCAATCGACCACTCCGAGGGTGACCAGAAGAATCACAAAACCATAATCGACTGCGGCGAGATCATCACCATCCCACGCGGCTGCGTATGTTCAATCCTAGAGTTGAACACGGCTGCGAAGCCGAAGAAGAAGGTGGTGCTAAATTGATTATAGGTTTCTGTGGGAAGCTTCAGAGTGGCAAGTCGACCGTCGCTACTCATTTGGTCAAGGCGCATAACTTCATCCGGGTGCGCTTTGCAGGGCCACTTAAAGACATGGTCAAAGCCCTTGGCCTGACAGAGGAGGAATACGACGGCTCACGTAAAGAAGAGCCATGCGAACTCCTGGGTGGCAAAACTCCGCGGTGGGCCATGCAATCACTGGGGACCGAGTGGGGGCGCGACCTAATTGACCCCCAGCTGTGGGTTCGCGCGTGGCAGAAGCGGGTAGACTCTATTTGCCTACAAAACCCATCTGCATCCATCGTCACAGATGACGTTCGGTTCCCGAACGAGGCGGCAGCTATTCGCTTGGTGGGTGGGAGACTCATTTACATTGAGCGTAACCAAGATCTGCTGCAAGCGGACGGCACACTCCATCCCTCGGAGCGCTTTGCTTTCACACCTGACTCCGTGCTGCACAATTTTGGAACTATAGAGGACCTATTCAAAAAAGTCCGTCAGGAGCTCGGCCTTGTCAGTGCTTGACTTCACACCCAATGGTTGGATCCAGACGTACACGGGTCGCAAGTTTGTGGTCATGGACCCTGACCCGGAGTGCATCGTAATTGAAGACATTGCCCACTCTTTAGCGAACCAATGCAGGTACGCAGGGCATTGCCTCCAGTTCTACTCGGTGGCCGAGCATTGCTACCATCTTTGGGCGCTGGCCTCACCTGAGAATAAGCACGTCGCACTAATGCACGACGCGACTGAGGCTTACTTAGTTGACGTGCCGCGAACAGTGAAGGAGGCGCTTGGCGATTACCGACCCCTCGAGCACAAGTACGCCGAGATCATCGCCAAGCGGTTCAACCTTGAGTATCCGTGGCCTGAAGAGGTCCACGACTTAGACAACCGCATCCTTCTAGACGAGCGAGCGCAGAATATGCCCGCGTTCAGGAATGGCAAAGATAATTACTTACCTGCGGGTTATCAGTGGTGCAAGGCTGAGGAAGACGGCTGGCCTTTTCATAAGTCCCCACTCAATGTGCAGCTCCAGTTTTGGTCTCCTTGGGAGGCCGAAGAAAAGTTCCTTGAAGCGTTTTACGCGAGATAATCAATGACGCATGTTCAAGAATGTGCCTGCCGCGACGCAGCAGAGCGGCGGGACCCGACAGGTACTAGCTCAATTCGCAAAGGCTTCGACCGTGAGGCAATCAAGCGGTTCCGAAACCTGCGTGCACTTGTGCAGCGCGTGCTCATTGATATGGATGTGCTTGGCTTCAAGGGCACGAGCATGGACAATATGGGGTTCGTGCGACTCTACACAGGGGACGGCTCCGGGGGTGACGACAACTCTATAATTGACTTTACCCCATCTGGTGACAAGGCCAGAGCCTTCAATACCTGGCTTAAGCAGGGGGTTGAGGACGTAGTGCTTGGTTCTGTGGACTGGCATATCCCCTACATTGCCAAAGCGTATGAGCGCGGTGTGAACGATGCAGCGCGCCGCATGAGTGAAGGGATGGGGAAGACCGTCAATACGGACCTGAACCGCGCTATACACTGGCACACCCTGTCTCAAATCCAGGCCCGCACCCGCGATGAGTTTGTCAACGTCGCGGAAACTATGGGACAGAAGATCTCCCAGGTTCTTGCTCAGGGCTTGCTCGACAACTTAGATGCTACCACTCTCTGTCAACAGCTTCTGCACCGGGTGGACTCCATTGGCATTATGCGGGCGCGACTCGTCGTTAGTACTGAGATCATCTCGGCCTATAACGAGGCGGCGATCAACGCTTATGACGAGGGCGGGATTCGCCGCCTTGGAGTGCTTGCCGAATACGTGACCGGCAAGCCTCGTCAAGAAGCTAAGGATAAACTATTGCCCGACACCCCGCGCCCCGACTTTGGCCCCGGCATTTACAAGCGCGGTCCGAAGAAGGGTGAGCCAAAAAAGACTTCAAAATGGCCTGCCGGTCGTTGGCCTAAAGTGGCGTGGGTTACGGCTGGCGATGACTGGGTATGTGAGCAATGCGCCGCACTCGAGGATCAGATCTTCACGTTGGAGACTGCTCGAGGGATGCTTCCCCTGCACCCGAACTGCCGCTGTGCACTTTACCCCCTTGAAGAAATCGACGACGAGTCCGAGGCAGCGTAATGACAATCCTGGGCCCAGACGGCGAGCCGCTCCCCAACAAGAAGAACATCCTCGACCCCGACGACGTGGCGATGCGGATCAAGAAGCGCGAAACTCGTGAGTATGAGGACGCCTCCAAGGCACTGATCCGTTACGCGGCCTTTGGTATCAAGAAAAAGTGGCCCAAGAACCTTACTGATGATCTGCAAGATTGCGCGCTTTTACTGGCAGAGATTTATGTTGCCAAACGCGAGGGGATCATCAAAGGTGCTTGAACTCCTCGGACTTTACTATGCTATTGGGCTCTGGTTCCAATACTGGCTTCTTTGTCAGCCTGCATATGTAGCGGGGATCAAGGAGGCACAGCACCCCGATAGGTGGCAGCTAATCCACGCCTACTTAGCCTGTCTGGTCATGGCAACTATCTGGCCTAAGCACGTTTGGATATTGCTCAAAGCTAAACTCAAATGAAAGTGTGGCTGGTATTCTTGCTGTGGGGTCATCTCTGGACGACCCCCATGCCGTACGCCAAGCATGACGAGTGCGAAGCAGCTGGCAAGCATGCAATGCAGCTAACTCATAGGGAACACCCGCAAATGATCGCGGCGTATGCTTGCATCGAGGTGAAGTAATGCGCTTGTGGGTACTCGATGATATAGGAGGATGGGGCAAAGCCCTGGCCCTCGCAGCCAACCGCCCAGGATGGTCTGTGCAGCTCGGCGGGAAGCTCCCGTACGATCCATGCCATGCCTTCTTGCGGATCAATCAAGGTGGCGTGCGCATGGACCAAGAGAAAGCGCTGCTCCGCCAGCTCGTGAGCAAGGACTTCAAGACTATCCCGTCACTCGAGGACGGTGAGATGTACGAAAACAAGCTGGCCCAAACGATTGCGTATGGGGCTTTCATGCCCAGGACGCATGTTATTCGGGGGCCGGAGCTTGCTCATTCCTACGTGGGTAATCTCGGGTACCCCTTCTTGTCGAAGTCGAGTACCGGCTCCGCATCCTGCAACGTGCGACTAATAAAGGATGCCGCGAGTGCCAGACGTGAGATAGCTGAGGTCTTTGGTGATTATGGGATGAAAGCGCCACACCGACTTGGTGAGCAGCTGCAGCGCGACTACCTTATCTGGCAAGAGTTTCTACCTGGCAACGCCTATGACTATCGGGTGTGTAAGATTGGCAGACCACTGATGATTTTGCGACGTGGAAACCGCGATGATCTGCCCTTTGCATCGGGCAGCGGCAAGACGGAAGCCATTGTTGAATTGGACGCCGAGACAAAAGCCGTCTACGATGCAAGCGCCGAGTTCTTCCACCACACCGGCACGAACTGGTGTGGTATTGATTTGGTCAAAGATCTACAGGGCAAGTGGAAGGTCTTGGAGACGACCATAGGATGGTCGCAGAAAGCTTACGCCAACTGCACATTCTTCGGCCCGACAAAGCGCAAGGGGGCCGAGATATTCGACCTGACCTGCGATGAACTCGAAGCCGGAGTGTGGGGATGAGAACTACACTCCCTATTTACGACACCCCCGAACTCTTCGCTGAGTGGGAGAAGGCGCTTGCAGTCCTCGAGCGGATTGGTGAGCTTGGTGTAGTCCGGGCAATGGGTGTAGCAACTCGGCGGATGATCTTCCAAGTCTTGCGGGCAATGGAAGCGAAGGATGTCCTTGACATCGGCACCTGCTTCGGAACCAGCGCTTGCACCATGGCGCTTGCAGGGTGCAGCGTCGTCACTGTTGACATAAGGCCGATCAATGGTGCGGATGGGCAATGGCGCAGGTTTGGACGTCCACGCGACGCGCGAACACTTTGGACTAACGCTGGCGTTGTGGACCGTATTGAAGTTGTGCGTGCGCACTCGCACGAGTATCTAGCCGAGACGGATCAAACATTCGACTTCATCTCATTAGATGGGAACCATGGAGAGCGGCACGTCTACGACGAGATCAACCTGGCACTAGCGCGACTCCGCCCGCAAGGTCTGATCTTCATGGATGATGTTCAGACAGGAACCCTGCCAGCTGGCTGCACTCCCATCCATGGACCTAAGCTGGCGATCGAGCGGCACCTGGCGGAGGGGGCACCGTTTCGTTGCATCCCCTTTACGCAATCTATGTACGGGGACCCGACAGGGGTTGCGTTTCTTGTAGGGATTGAAAATGGACCTAACTGATCTCGCAAACCAATGTGGCACGGATAAGGGTAACAAGTGTCTGAACCGGCACCACTACACTCGGATTTACTCTGAGTTATTTGAACCCATCCGGTATAAGCCCATCCGACTGCTTGAGATCGGACTCTTGCACATAGACGACCCCGCGCGTACGAGTGGGTTTCCCAAGTGCCCGTCTCTGCTTATGTGGGGTAAGTATTTCCCCAACGCCGAGATCTTCGGCTTCGACATTGAAGACTTCTCTGCGGTTACAATGCCACGGACTCGCATCTTCCAGGGTAACTCCTCGCACCGTGACGACCTGCACGCGTTTCTTGCAGAGAGTGGGGGCAGCTTCGATGTTATCATCGACGACGCCTCCCATGCCTCGCATCACCAACAGATCGCACTCGCCACACTATTTCCTGACGTAGTGCCCGGAGGTCTTTACATTATTGAAGATCTACATTGGCAGGATCCTACGCAGGAGCTTCCCGGGGTCACCAAGACCAAGACAATACTCCGCCGCCTGTCCGCCGAGATGGGGCTTGCCTGTCCCTATATCTCAGACCGCGAGGCTAACTATCTCACAAACCACACTGAGTATGTAGATATCTATGACAGCAAAAGCCCAGACTGTGGGGAAGCGTTAGCAATAATTCATAAGAGGTTGACATGAGCGTTTTGATTACTGGCTGCTACGGATTTATTGGGCATGCCACCGCGGTACGACTATGCGAGCAGGGTCACCAAGTTTTTGGCCTTGACAAGATACGCGATGCGATCAGCCCAAAGGCGGCCCGCATTGCGAACTTGCAGAGGTTCAGTAACTTCCACTTCCGCGAGATCAACCTGGCAAACTACGAAGAGCTCATGCAGTTCTTCAAGTCGAATAGCATCGACAGCATCGTGCATCTTGCCGGGCAGTATTCTGTCCCCATGACCACGGGCACGGTCAAGCAATTTGTCGAAGCTAACCTGGTTGGGTACATGAATCTCATGGAAGCTGCCCGCATCCATCATGTTCCCCGGGTAGTCTACGCCAGCTCGACGTTCGTGCAAGACGGGAAAGTCCCAAACTCGATGTATGGTGTGACCAAAGAGTTTGGTGAGCGCTGTGGTAGCGTGTACTGTCATAACGCGGGCATGGGGTTCATAGCAATTCGGTTCGGCTCGACGTACGGGCCAGACTGCCGCCCGGACATTGGGGCGTATCAACTCATCCGGAAGCTCTACGCAAAGCAACCAATCGACGTCACAGTCGGCGGGTTCAACTACAAAGTTGCGTTCCTGTTCTCCGAGGATGCGGTTGAGGTCGTACTACGCTGCTTAGAGAAGAAGCTCGACATCCCCTACTGTGTGGTCACGGCTGTGGCTGAAGACAACCTTGCGGACCTGAACGATCTTCTCACCGCGATGGAGAAGCACTCTGGCATCAAGGCAATTCGCAGTGGTGAGTTGCTGCCGCGCCAGGGGTTCCAGGTTCCCACTGAGAAGTGTGACCAACTCCGCGCGGTAATAGGGTATGCTCCACAAACTAAACTAGACGAAGGCATCCGAAAGTTTGTGGAATGGTACAAGACATCGGCGCACTGACAATCTTCACCTGGCTGTGGACTGGCTGGCGACCAATTTATAACCACACTCACGTCAACGCCATGGCCCGCATGCTTGGGGAGTTCCTCCCTATCCCGCACAAGGTGATCTGCGTAACAGATCAACCCGGGGGCATCGAGTGTGAGACTTACCCGCTGTGGGATATTCCTTTCGAAGTTATTGGTATCAACGCAAGACCATCAATGGGTCGGGTGCAGCCGCGCCAGGAGCGCGGCCTCGTCCATTTCCCAAACTCATACCGGCGGCTCAAGCTGTTCTCACCCTGGGCAGCGCAGGAGTTCCCGGGGAAGGTTATGTCCATTGATTTAGATGCGGTCATCACTCAGGACTTGTCGCCTCTAATTACGCCGCATGACTTCCGGATTAACCAGGGCGTGTGCTGTCCATATAACGGGGGCATGTGGATGCTCCGAACTGGGTCGCGTGTGCGCACCTGGGAGTGCTTCGACCAGCACGCCTTTAGAAAAACGACCCACCGCGGGTACGTCGGCTCCGATCAGGCCTGGATGGCCTATTCAATGCCTGGGGAAGCAACCTGGACCCGCAAAGAAGGTGTCTATCACTTCTCTACGGCAATTCCAGGGGAGGATCTGTCGGGGTGCCGGATAATGTTCAACGCCGGTGGGATCAAGCCGTGGCATCACCAGTTCGCGGCGAAGTTCCCAGCCATGCACGCCGCGTACATGCGGTTTCTATGATTACGTTTGTCACCTTCAAGTGGGGGTCACTCTATACATCGGAGCACGTCAACGCTCTCGCGTTCGGACTCTACGAGGGAATGCGAGGCGTCCCTTACCGATTGATTTGCGTAACAGATCAGCCCGAAGGCGTGGCGGTTGAGACGTTCCCATTGTGGGATGACTGTTCGCAGATGCTGAGCCCGCGTGGACCTGAGGCACCGAGCTGTTACCGCCGCCTCAAGCTCTTTGACCCTGCTACTACACGAGCCCTCGGCATCTCGGATGGTAAGCGGGTTGTGCAGATCGACTTAGACATGCTGGTAACCGGAGAAATCTGGCCCCTCTTCGAGCGCGCAGAACCATTCGTAGGATGGCACGCGAAAGGTTCGGTGCAGCAGCTCACGTACAACGGCTCTATGTGGATGTTCCCTGCCGGGACCCTCGGGTACTTGTGGGCTGAGTTCAATCAAAGTGATGGTCCACGCTTGGCAATGAACGCCGGGTTCTTCGGGTCCGATCAAGCCATCTTGTCACATCTCCTGGTAGGGAAGGGTAGAGCGCGTGCAGGGTGGGATCAAAGCGACGGGTGCTATGCCTTTCGCGATATTAGAGTTTCTCCATGCCAACCCCCGGACGCGCGACTCATTAGTTTCTATGGTCGTTGGAAGCCTTGGGACGCCGAGACTCACCGGCTTGCGCCTTGGGTCCGAGTGGCGTGGGAGAGAGTTAAACTAGAGTCTTGCAATACCGGGTTACTTGACCTAAATGCAAGTACTCAGGCGCAGGTACGCAGTACTCGCGTGCGGTAGCCTAACCCTTTCAACATAGGTGCAAAGATGCCGAAGCCTCACGCGCGGCGCGTCCGCGCTACGGACGCGACCGAAGTGTGGTGCGCGTACTCCGAAGAAAAGTTCGTCGTAACTGGCGATGGGCACTTCGAGGGGCGAGCTCTCACCTTTGCCGAGCCAGACGAAAACTTTGGCTACACGTTCGAGCCCGACGCCTTCGATGCCGCACTTGCAGAGCGCGAAGTGAAGGGCGTTAAAATGTTCCGGGAGCATGACGTCTCTCGTCCGATTGGAGCATGGCTAGAGATCTGGCGTGACGAGCATTGCCTTTACGTCAAGGGTAAGTTGACACTCGAGACTGCCGATGCCAAAGAGGTGAAGGCGCTCATGGAAGACGGAGCGCTGAACTGCCTGTCGATCGGCTTTCATATCTTGGCTGAGTCTGACAAGCACGTACTCGAAGCTGACATCGTTGAGATCTCAGTGGTAGCATTCCCCGCTGACCCATCTGCTACCCTTGGTAAGGATGGAAATGAGTTCAGCGATACACTCCGCAAGTATGCGGCCAATGGACAACTCCCCACGCGCGTGCGTTCGGTCTTGCCCAAGGAAGCACAAACACTCTACCGCAAGGCCTGGAACAAGTTTTGCGCGACCCATCCTGATGCGCCACACTCGCGCGCTCACTCGGTAGCATGGAGAGCGGTCACGCGTAAGTTCAGTGCCCCGCACAAGGAGGCTGGCATGTGGGTTAAGAAGTTGAAGTACGACGCTGGTGGTAACCCCTACCACGTCGCGCAAGGCGAGCACGGTGGTGAGTTCACGACTGGTCCCTATGGACCGGGAGCCGCAGGTGACACCGCCGAGGCTATCGCCGAATCTTTGCAGGACTTCGCTGAAGTCAGTGACGAGGGCAAGCTCCAGATCGTCAGCTATCAAGACGCCGGGGTGATGACTCGTGACTCCGGCTTCGTCGTCCGCAGCAAGGATGACACAATCTACGACTCGGAGCACGTCAACGAAATCGTCCGCGAGGCGGCTGAGGAGCGCGGCTACGACACTCACGACTATAAGGACGTGGGCATCCTCACCAACGACACTGGTTTTGTCGCCCGCAAAGCGAAGAAGGAGTTCCAGGTCACCGTGGTCAAATCAGCCCGCAATGAGCATCAGGTAACTATCGTGCAGACAAAGTTTGTCGGTATGCGTGGAGGGCTTGACGCCAGTTCCCGCCAGTTCACCGACTCCATCGTCCTTGACGGTATGCGTCGAACCGCTGACGGTTATCTTGCAGCTACCGCGCGGGTAGCTCGCACCGGTATCCAACTTTACTCCGGCCATGACTGTGGACGTCCAGAGATGGACGTCGTTCGCGTCTACCGGCCCGAGTCTGAAGTTTTCGCCCCTGAGGCGATCAAGAGTTTTGCCCACCGTCCCGTCACTGTCGATCACCCGAGCGAAATGGTTAACGCCGACAACTGGAAGGACTATGCGGTTGGGCAGACAGGGGACAAGGTGGAGTTCGGCAACGGATTTGTCCGCGTTCCCCTTGTCCTCATGGATGCAGCTTCGATCAAAGCAGTCGAAGCAGGTAAGCGTGAACTGTCCATGGGATACACAACTGATCTTAAATGGAAGCACGGCTTCACCAAAGACGGACAGGAATATGATGCGGTGCAAACCGACATCAGAGGTAACCACCTAGCGATTGTCGCCCGGGCTCGCGGTGGTTCTGAACTTCGCCTGGGTGACAGGAACGGCACAGAAGGAGATCCCGAAATGCCCGAGATTAAAACGCAAACTGTTGAACTCGACGGACTGCCAGTCGAGGTCACCGATGGCACCGCCCCATACCTCAAGAAGTTTGTTGCCCAGATGACCGAGAAACTCTCGAAGCTGGCAGCTGACATGACTGCGGCAGAGGCCAAGGCCGAAGAGGACAAGAAGAAGTACAAGGAAGATGCCGACGCCGCCCTGGCGACGAAGGATGCCGAACTCGAGACTGTCAAGAAGCAACTCGAGGACGCCAAGCTGACGCCAGAGAGCCTTGACAAGTTGGTGAAGGACCGCGCTGACATCATCAGCAAGGCCAAAGTCATCATCGGCGACTCACTCGTGACTGATGGCCGCGACAACGCGGACATCTGCAAGCAGGTTGTTGCCAAGCGTATTGGCGACATAGCCAAAGATTGGTCTGAGGATCAGGTCGCAGCCAGCTTCAATACGCTGGCAGCCGACAAGTCCAAGACCAAAGAGTTCGCAGCCGCACTGGCTGACAGCTCCGGCAAGAAGGATGCTCGTGAGGAAGCTTACGACAGCTACCAAACCAAGCTTCAGAATGCCTGGCGCAATACGCCGGCTGCGTAGCAGCTAGCAAATCAGAGACCAAGAGTCCGGCGAGTAAAGGAAACTCCTCAGAAACTTATCTCTCACGAAAGGACGACTTCAAAATGACTCAGACAACTTACGTTGAGCGGATCGTGAAAGGCGCAGCAGGCCAAGTAGCGAACGAAACGAACTGGGACGCCGACACAAAGAAGGTGGAGACTGCAGCCGGTATCGGCTTCGGTCTGGCCGTGTCGCGCGGTACCGATGATGATGGCGTCACCCTCGGTGGGGCGGCGTTCGTTGGTATTACGGTCAGGGATATTACACTCCTGAGTGGTAACGCTGACAAGTACAAGCAATATGAGCTCGCTGCGGTCTTGACCGAGGGCGAAATCTTTGCGAGTGCGTCCGAGAATGTGACTGATGGTGCGCAGGTGTTCTTCAACACCACGACCGGCGCGTTGGGTATTACCGGTGGTGGCAAGACTGCCATTACTGGTGCCTACTGGCAGACCACGACCAGCTCCGGCGTCATCGGCATTGTTCGCCTGACGAAGCAGTAATCGCAGAACTAAATCTAGGCCCGTCCAACCTGGTCTGGCCCAGCGCAGAAGGAGATTAAAATATGTCCCGCATGAATATGGCGGACGCCCAGCAACAGGCGCTGGGCTTCCTAACCGAGCAGGCCTCGTTCATTGAGGCCGAAGTTGTCAAGGTGCTTTACCCTGACATCCAGTACCCTGCCCTTGTCCCTGTCGATTCTTCGGCACCGGAGTGGGCCAAGTCCGTGACTTATTTCAGCATGGACATGACGGGGCGCGCGGATTGGTTCCATCATGAAGCCAAGGACATCCCGCTGGCAGACGTTGCCCGCGAGAAGTTCGAGACCGGCGTCAGGATGGCTGGTATCGGTTATCGGTACACTTTGGAAGAGTTGGGCCAGGCCATGATGGTTGGGCAGAACCTTTCCAGTGAGCGTGCAGCAGCTGCTCGCCGTTCGTATGAGGAATTCTTGGACGACAAGATTCTCAACGGCGACACTGGCATGAACTTCCTCGGCCTCATTAACAACACCGCCGTCACTTCGGTCCTCGCGGCTGAGACCGGTGGTGTTGCTGGACACACTGACTGGGCGAATAAGACCGGTGACCAGATCATCACCGATATCAATACCGCCCTGTCCGCAATCAACACGAACTCCTTGCAGATCGAGTTGGCGGACACGGTTCTCCTCCCTGTCGCGGAGATGAACCGCCTTGCAACCACGCGGCTCGCCTCGGCATCCGATATGTCGGTGTTCGAGTGGGTCATGCGGTACAACGTCTACACCGCGCAGACAGGGCAGCCCTTGATGATCCGCGCGGTGCGTGGTCTTGAGACAGCCGGCACGGCATCGAGCGGACGTATGATCGCTTACCGTCGTGACCCTGCGGTTCTCAAGGTTCACATTCCTATGCCTCACCGGTTTCTGCCCGTCTGGCAGACCGGCCCGATCACCTTTGACGTACCCGGTATCTTCCGCTTCGCGGGCCTCGAGATTCGGCGCCCCGGTGCGGTCCGTTATGTTGACGGCATCGTGACTAACCAGTACTCCTAAGCGAGTGCCGGAGTAAAACAGTATTGAAGTGGGGGCCGGGCCAGAGCTCGGCCCCAAACTTCAGTTCAGGAGGAATTGTCATGGTTAAAGTTCTCGTGCGAAATACACACGCTACGGCACGCCGTGGTTTCTACGACAACAATAGTGTGTCAGTGGTTCTGCGGCCCGGTGAAGAGCGCGTAGTGGACATTAGGGAATCCCTCGTCAATGTCCTCACCCGCATGGATGGTGACGTCGTAGTTGTTAGCAAGATCGAGGATGCGCCGGAGCCGGCCCCTCGGACTTATCCAACGAACAAGTTGGGCCAGGCAGTGCTGCAAGCAAAGTCGGCGGTGCCTGACCCAGTACCGGTCCCTGCCACCTGGAGAAATCTAGGATGGAATGACATGCGAAAGCTAGCAATCCAGGTCTCGGGCCACCCGATCAAGAACCGGTTAGAGGCAGAGGCCGCACTCGAGGCCGTGGAGCACAGCGATGGCTTATACAATTCCGACCGTGGAACAGTTTCAGACTAGGTTTCCCGAGTTTGAGGACACCGAGGATGAAGTTGTTACCCAGGCCATTACTGATGCCGCGAGGCAGGTCGGTACGAACTGGATTGAGGCCGATTACCAAACCGGCATCCTTCTATGTGCCGCGCACCTTGTAGCAATCGGGTCTGCAGCGCAGGATTCAGGGGGCTTGCGGTCGTTCTCCATTGGAGCGATCTCAGTGACCTTTGCGGACTTTGACAAGGTCGCAAAACTTGAGACCACAAGCTACGGTCAGCAGTTTATTGCACTTCGATCAGTGAACGTGCGTGGACCCTTGGTGGTATAATGGGCCTCAACTACACCCGTATGCAGAAGATCGTAGACCGCCAGATCAAGAACTTTGGTGGTGGTGCGGACAATGCAACACTAAAGCGTGGAAGCGTATCGCGCTCTTGCTCCATTGTCATTCTGCAGTTCACTAATCAGGAGCGCGTTGGTAACCTTCTTCAATGGACTGACCAACGTGTGCTTGTATCAGCCAAGGATCTCACCACCCCACCCGACAATGAGTTGGACACCCTAGTCCATCTTGGAGTTGAGTATAGGATTGTGCAGCCGCCGACGGCACTTGCGCCTGACGGCGAAACAGTACTTTACTGGGAATTGGTAGTCAGGAAATGAGCACAAGCGACAAGCGCCGCCAGATCCTGGACCGGCTTTTCGTTTCACTATCAGCCATCCCTCAGCAGCTCGGCTACGCACAGCATAGTGCGTTCCGCAACCGGGGCGTGCTGAAGACGGATAAGTTGCCCGCTGTTGTACTACTTGATGGGTCTGAGTCGCATGACGTCCGAACCGAAAACCGTGGCCGGATGTTTATGAACGCGAACATAGTTACGATGACCCCCCAGATCTTTGTGCTCTTGGTCGCCCGCAACTTCCCGAGTAATGTCGCTGTGGGCGACGAGCTAAACGCGTTTAGAACAGCAGTAATCCGGGCAGTTGCAAACGATACACAACTTGCATCCCTCTGTGGCCCGAACGGAGGTGTGAGCTTGCGTAGGTGTGAGACCGACATGCAGACCGGGAGCACCCTTGAAGGTCAGCTACGTATGGACTTCGCGTTTAAGTACGTACTCGATCCTTACAAGCTGCCAGTGAATGACGTCACTTCCTAACTAAGGAGATTAAAACAATGCCCTCTCTATTCGCCCCAGATACCGATAACTATTTTGTCGGTAAAGGCGTGGTGATGTTCAAGCCGGATGGCGACGATCATTACCACTTCCTCGGCAACGTGACCGAGTTTGAGTTCTCTCCAACGCTTGAAACCCTCGACCATTTCTCGAGCATGGCTGGCGTGAAGTCCAAAGACAAAACCGTCGTTCTGCAGAAGGGTGGTGAACTCCGAATGGTCATGGAAGAGTTGACAGCGCGCAACCTCGCCATGTTCCTCCTGGGTGAAGTCGATCTGACCGACCCGGACTTCCCGACCATGGAGATCTTCGGTTCGACCCTCTTGAGTGGTGCGGTGAAATACATCGGCACCAACGAGATTGGCCCGCGGTGGAACTTCGAGTTCGCAAAGGTGGACTTTGTCCCCTCCGGATCCTTCAACCCAATCAGTGACGAGTGGGGCAACTTGGAGGTGACGGGTCAGATGGCTGAGGCAGATGGCACATTCGGCCAAGCTACACTCACGAACCTCAACGACGACGGTGTGCCGATCAACGTTGGTTTGCCGTTCTATACCAATGACGATGCAGACGTGAGCCCGAGCGCCGGGCTGGTGTCTGAGGGTGACACCCTCACCGGCGACAATGGCACGTGGTTGAACTTCGCAGCCGGTGGCGTTGCTGCCCTTAACTACACCTACCGCTGGTTGCGGGACGGTGTGGCGATCGGTGGTGCCACGACTGTCACCCACCTCGTGGTGGCTGGTGACGTCGGCAAGTTCCTGACCTTCGAAGTGACTGCAACCAATATCGTTGGTTCGGCCATTGCGACCAGCGAGCCTGACAGTGTGGACGTGACCACATAGTAGATTAGCCCCCCACCGGACTAGCCCGGAGTAACCGGGCCCCGGTGGGGTTATTTCTTCAAAAAACCGGAGGACGTTCTACCATGGTTGGATTGTTAGATATTGCCGAGCTCTCCGAAGAGGTTGAGATCAAGGGGAAGAAACTTGAAGTTCGCGGCATCTCTGCTCAGGGTATCGCAAACTTAATGTCCAAGTTTCCCGATCTTCGCAAGCTAGTGTCAGGCAAAGGGGATGAAGTTACCCCTGAGCAACTCATGGACCTAGCTCCGGGGGCCATTGCGATTGCTATTGCTGCAGCGTGTGGTTCACCAGGAGATCCCGCAGCAGAGAAGATTGCGGGCCAGCTTGGCGTCGCAGATCAGGTCAAGTTGCTAAACGTGGTCCTCAAGCTAACCTTCCCGGGTGGCTTCGGCCCTTTCGTCGCGGATCTGACCCACTTAGTAGACTCCGTAAGGCAGGTCGAGTAGGACGGAGAAGGGCGCGTCGCCCTTGGATGGGTTCTGGGTATGAGATGGCCCGGGCAATTGAACTATTGGTTGCAGCCGGGCACCCGCCAGACGTAGCGTGGAGCTACACACCTCGGCAACTGGCGGCTTGGGCGGAGCTCTCGACACGACGTAAGAGTGGAGAGTACTCCACGCAGCTGAGTCTCAACTCAATAGCCGCACACGCCGACGCAAAACTGCTGAAGTCAAGCACAAAGAAGCTGACAGATGAGAGTCGGTGACATCCTAGATCTTTGCTATTACCCACCCCGCCCGCGCGGTTGTGGATCCCGTGTGCTTGCACTTGGGGTGCGGTAGCATGGCTACTTTTTCAGTAAGGCTAGGAGAGGGAGTCAAGATCGGTAGGGAGTATAACCTGTCGATGAAGAAGCATCGGGGTGTGCGCCTGCTAGCACTCCGTGACTCCATGCACGAGATCGGGCAGACCTGTTTAGCAGAGGGGCGCGCGGACATCGCTGGCGCTGGTCGTTTTGGGCAACGGTGGAAGGACGGCTTGCAGGCTGCAGAAGACTTCGGTCCGGAGCGGTCAACACTGACGATCTTCCATACCATCTTCTATTGGACAGTGTTCGAGTTCGGTGCGGTAATCAAAGGCAAACCACTCTTGTGGATCCCTTTGAGTTTTGCAGTAGACGCAATAGGGGTCATGGCCCGCAACTTTCCCGGCGGTTTGTTTCGAGTTGATCGTAAGGCGGGCGGCGCTCCACTCCTCCTGTCGCGTGCGACTGGCGAACCCAAGTACTTCGGGAAAGAGCAGGTTACGATTCCTAAGAAGTTCCACCTCAGAGCAATTTGTGCCCGGGTACTAAAAGGGTTCAAGGCGCTTTACCTGTCAAAATTGGATTAGTCTAGATGGCGACTGAAGACACAGTAGTCACAAAGTTCGAAGTTGAAGGCCAGGATGACGTCACCAAGGCGTTTGAAGACGTTGGTGCGTCCGGTCAGAAGGCTTTCGAGGATGTGGCCGAAGCGTCGAAGAAACTTGACGACGCCACTGACCGCGTTGTCAACAACGTTGCCAAAATGGCTTCTGCCTTTAAGGCAGGAGTTGGTAAGGGTCTCAGTGACTTTGTCACCCCCATCACTTCACAACTCAACAAACTGACTGGTGGTTCCTTCTCCAAGATTGGGGAAAGCATCAGCAGCATCAGCAAGAACTTCGCGGCACTGGCTGGCGGTGCATTGCGGGTAGCACCGGCGTTGGCTAACCTTAGAAGCGCCTTTGCTGCCTCAGCTGAGGGTGCGGCTGGTGCGGTCGCTAGGACGGCTGCCCTTGGTACTGCTATTGGTGAGCTGGGTCCGGTTGTCGGTGCAGTAGGCGGAGTCCTCGGCGGGCTGGTCGGCGTCTTTGGAGCCGTAGCTGCTGCAGGCACCGCACTATCTATTAGCGTCGGTGAAGATGTCAGCGCCATGCGGAACCTGGCAATTGCTGCAGGTACTACCGCTAAGGAAATGGAGCGCCTGACGTTTGCGATTAAGCAGACCGGCGGCAACGCAGATGCCCTGCCACTTGCCTTTGCTAGACTCTCGCAAGCTCAGGCTGAGGCGGCATCTGGTGGTGGCGAAGTTTCGAAGAAGTTTGAGGAGTTGGGTATTAAGCTCCTAGACTCTGCCGGACGCGCCAGAGACGTTTCACAGGTATTCCTCGATCTTGCCGAAGTCATTGGCAAGATCAAAGATCCCGCTGACCGAGCGGCAAAGGCCGGTGACCTCCTTGGCGTGCGACTGGGTCGTCAGTTAGCCGCCTCCCTCGGAGTAGGGAAGGATGCACTTTCAGCATTAGGAGATGAGCAGGAGCGTCTCGCTGGTCTGACTGACGAGCAACGAGCCGCTTTCGTCGAACAAGATGAAGCACTGGGTCAGTTAAGCGAGGCCTTCAAAGGTCTCAAGCAAAACCTCGCCACTTTATTTACCCCTTCCGTCATTGCAGGTGCCAAGGCCCTTACTGGAGCCATCGAAGCTCTTAACGGACTCCTGGGTCAGACTGGACCGAAGGCTAAAGAGGCGGGTGATGGAGTCAAGCAAGGTCTCGGCCTTACACAACAGCAAGTTAACGAACTTCAAGGCACCGTAAATAGTTTCAGCTTCGACAAGTTCATCGCGTCTGCAACTAAAGACCTAAGTGGACTCTCGGGTATTGCAAAGCTCGTGACTCAAGCCGCTGCAAGAGAGTTGAGTGGACTTGCAGGGCTTACCAACTTCAAGCCCGTCCTTGATCTACTCAGGGCACTTGGCAATGAGATAGTGCCCGCTGCCCATGCCGAAGGCGTAGAAGCGGGCGCAGCGTTGGGGACTGGTGCCCAAGAGGGTGCAAAGACAACCTTAGCGCAAGTGCCATTGGAGGCAACCAAGGCAGGCGACGAGACAAAGACCAATCTCGAGCAGGCCACGACCGGCGTCGACTTCCAGCCTATTGTGGATGCTGCAACCACTTCATTCCAGGCCATTGCAGATCAGTCAGGACAGATTGACTTTTCTACGACATTCCAAGGGGTCGTAAACGCCGCGCAACAATCGTTCTCACAGCTGCCCCAGATTGCAAGCAACGCTCTTCAAAGCGTGACTGCTGTAGTAACGCAAGCATCCATAGCCCTTGCTAGTATCTTTACCGGCCCAGTTGCTACCGCAACCGCACAACTGACCTCCCTCGGAACTGCGGGGAAGCTTGCGGGTGACGGGATCAAGACATCCATGAGTGGGGTTGCAGAGGTAATCAACGGCATTGCAGCAGCGGCGACAGGTGCGTCAGATGCCTTTAATGAGATGGCCCGATCCGCAGCGGCCGCTGCGGCAGCTGCTCGAGATGCGAACGCCGCAGCACAAGGTAACGCTGGTGGCGGTGCGGTCTTTGCAGGGGGTGGGCGTGTGTATGGAGCCGGTACCGGGACTTCCGATAGTATCCCGGCGTGGCTCTCGCATGGAGAATGGGTTATCAAAGCGGCTGCGGTTCGCAAGTACGGTCACGGAATCTTCGCTGCGCTAAACAGTATGAGATTATCGCCAAACATGATGCGGGGTTTGCTCCGAGGCTTCAAGATGGGTGGGATGGTGGATATGAGTTCCGGCTTAGGAGCTGGGACCCCACTGAAGCTGTCAGGTGGCGGTGCGGTGGACTCGGCTGGAGGTGTATCACGACAGACTATCAACCTCACTATTGGTGGGCAAACCTTCGCTGGTCTACTTGCCCCCAAAGAAGTGGCTGACAAGCTGACCCGCTTTGCACTGAACGAACAAGTAAAGTCTGGCGGTCGGAAGCCGAGCTGGTACTACGGCAGTCAGGGTTAAGGAGGAATAAATCGTGGCTATTGTTTACAGGACAGCTGGTGCATGGGGTGCAGGTCTAGGCGTCAACCTGAGCCCCGCCCAGGTAGATAACAATTTCTATGAGCTGGTAACCCGAGTTGTGGCCCTCGAGTCGAGCGGCATCCAACCAAACAACATTGCCAGTGTCACAGTCGTTGGTTCACAGATGACCATCTTTATGGAGGACGCTTCAACCTTTGGACCGTTCACCCTGCCAATTGCTATGCTCCATTGGCGCGGTGAGTGGGTGCCAGATGAGGATTATAACGAACTCGACATTGTTTGGGTTGCTTTCCAGGGCACCTACCTAGTTCTGAGGGATCACACCGCGGACCCCTATGACTTTGACCCGGCTGCGGTCGACGTCAGTAGCAACGCGCTATACTTTCAGCTGATGGGTATGCTGCCCTTTAACCTGGACGTGCCAGTAAGTATCTCGGGGATGCCCGCGGATGGAGCCAAGATCTTCCAGTACATCTTTTGCCAGGAGTGTCAGTACCCATCTTTTGGGGTCGGCTCGTATGGGCACAGTGGTGTAGTTCCTTCAGATTCCGATGTAACTATGGACGTTTGGAAGTGGTGGGCAAACCTGAATTACTTTGTCACCTTTGCTGCTGCAGGTAAGACCCTCACTCGAGCAGACGGCAGCTGGGTGGTCGATGGTTTTGCAGCTGGGCAGCGAGTTCGGGTCTACAACACCGCTAGCAATGACGGCGAGTACCTGATCGATACGGTGACTAATTTAGTAATCACCCTGGACGCTGGTGAGACATTGGTTGACGAGGGCCCGTTTGTTTCTAGCTACCTGTCCCAAGGCAGTCTGGTTGGCAATGTTACGGCGTTCCAAAATAGCACCTACAACTTTATCTTTACTGACTTGGTACCGATCAACATCGGGGATCATCTAGAGATCTTTGCACCGACGCCACAAGATTCGACCTTTGCCGACTTCACGTTCACTCTGCGCTTTGCAGAGCTGACAAACGGGTAGGTCAATGCCTGTAATCATAAACACCGACGAGCTGCGTATTACCAGCATGAACTTCCCGCCGTACTGTACGCGGCAGGCAATTCAGACACTCACCCCGATCCCCGCTGCCACGCAGTTGGCGCGAACCGCCAATGGAGTCTTACTGGACGTGTCAGACCCCGACTTGCTCTTCCGCAAGTTTGCGAGCAATATCTCCTGCACTGATTACCAGACGCCGGAGTTTACCTGGCCTGGGGTTGAAGTCACGGTCGATTGCTGTGCAGAGCTTGGCTACAAACCTGGGTCAGGGGTTCAGATCAGGACTGCAGTTGACGGCTCCATCCGCCATGACGGTGACTACATCTTCTACCGACCTCGGTTGATTATGCGGGTCCGCGCGTACGCAATATCTCGCGATGATTGGCAAGCCGTCACAGGCTGGACGCTCGATCTCGAGGAGAGCCGACTTCCGGTCGGCATTACTACATGACCTTTTACTTTGCATGGGTTGATCCTAGTACTGCGTTTAGTGCTGGGACGCACTCGGTTGAAGATGAGGACGTTTTTGCTTGGGAGATGACCCACAGCGAAGGCGATCTTGCCCAGCTCCGGGTGGACGTACGGAACCCTAGAATTAACCTCCTCGACCCGGGGCGCAAGTTGTGGGTTTGGTTCTCCATGAACGGCACGCCAATCTTCTATGGGCGGCTTGTGGCGTACCCCGACAACATCACTAAGGAAATTGTGACGCTGAACTTTGTCGCGCGTCCGGTCGATTACGTGGCACAGAAGGAAGCGCTTGCAGCTACCTTACGGGTGCTCCCATACTTCGACCCGATCTGGCTAAATGAGCAGCGGCTGGCAGACCCCGACGTTGTCCTTGAGGCACGCGCAGAGCTTTGGCACGTGAACCGTACCACTCACGTATTGACAACCTCAAACATCACGGTAGGTGAAGAGTCGACTGTAACCTTTGGGCCTGACGACCATTTCTATGACAACTTAACTATTGGGTTCGGTGCAGCTCCATTGCGGCGGTGCTCGGTTGAGGCGCAAGTCTCCTGGGACCAGCTAGCACAAGGGCGCATGAACATCACCCCGCAGCTGCTTGATGCGTTCAAGCAAGCAGGGTCCCCGAGTAAAGTTGTCTCGTCTTACACGGCACAAGGACTCGAGGGCGACTGGCCGCAGAAGGGGGCGAACTTCAATGGTGGGTGGGAGACAGGTCCCATCGTCCTACGCCGCCTAGATGGCATCTCGCGCCCCGCGCGGTATAAGAAGGTGTCGGTCGACAATATCTCCCAGACAACCGACGCCCCCGGAGATCAGGCAGCGGGTGTGCTGCAGACCCCCGGCTTCGCACAGTTCTTTGTCTGGGAGTTCAAGCCGACTTTCAACCTGGTTTACGACGTCTCACGCAAGCGTATTGAGAAGGTGACGTTCACCCTCGAGTCCGACGTGCAGAACTTGATTGTGGAGCCGGGTGAAGATGAGGTAGACTTGATTACCTTATCGACCAAAGCAGTAGGGGAAGTTGACCCCCTGGACCCGTACTCACTACCTCCAATCGAAGATGTCCGTCGCCGGTCCTACATTATGACCGACCGTGGGCAAGAGTCGGTCAAGTACCTGATCCTACTTGCACGTGCGCGACTCCTGGCCCGGGCGCGGGCTATCAACATCAGGTTCCAAACGACGCTCGCCAATGGCCTCGCTTTGACCTGTCGCAAGAGTTGTCACATCATTGACCCGCGGCTTCCGAGCGGTGAGGCGGTCGGCAAGATCATTGAGTACTCTTTGGCCGCGGATGGAGACGGTGCGCAGCGGACTGAGATCACTATCGGCTGCACGATTGGAACCGGGGACACTTTAGTTGAGGATCCCGGCACGCCGACCTACGTCACGGCTGGTTACGTGAACCTTGGGTACCAGCAGTACGTTGGTGCAACCTATCTGGTGGTTGGTAGTGAAGTGACCTATCAGGACTACAGTAATACGGTTATCGGGGACGACGGGATTGATTTCCTGAACTTCGGACCTACTGAAGCCATTGTGGACCTCTTCGTAGTCAATGGAGAGAGTCACCAAGCAGGGCTACTGTCAGTTCGCTATCAGGACATTCCTGCTGCAATCGAGAAGTTGAACACAGACTTTACCGAGGTAGAGTTAGACCTGGTGAACTTAAAGGGTGGACCCTTCGAGACTGATTTCCCGCTCGTGCTCAGCACGTTGCAAATCCCGAAGACCATTGACCTCTAATGGCTGAGAGCTTCATCCCATCTATCACGCCGGGTGCCACGCCCAACTTTGGGGGTGGTGGCTTTGGGGGTGGTGGCTTCGGCGATGGGGGCTTTAATGGACTCACCTCCGAGGGCACCAGTGGAGCAGGTATAGGCGCGTTTAAGGACATTATTCCCGTTACAATGGGATCGAATACGCCAATAGACAAACCGCAGCCACAACCTCCTGATCCTGAGATTGGGGCTCGGTGGGGCTCACCCTCGCAGTTCGTTCTACGAAATCAGAACGCCGACCCGACAGGCCAGGGCGATCCGTCGCCCCAACCTCTCTACGTGAAGAACTCCCCGACCGAGGAAGCCAAGACTCGGGTTGAGAGTTTCTCAGGACCTAAGAAAGAGATTGAGACATACCTGATCCATAACAAAGGGTGTGACACAGTTGGGTGCAGTGAGCAGATGACTGAGGGTGAGATCATCCGAGTGGCGTACTTGTCACTTGGTAAGGAGACACAGAAAGAGATTGCAGGCTTCACCGCGTATGCAGATGGGCACGTGGTTGAGCGGTACAAGGATACCATCTGGGACCGCTACGTAAAGATCGACAGCAGTGGGTTCCCCTGCCCGCGTCGGACTGGGAAGATTAGGATAGAGGGAGCAATTCCTCCGCCATGACCTCACTACTTTCACGCGCCCTCTCGGACTACATTCCTGTTACTTCACAGCCGAATGTAAAGCCCGACAAGTCTCGACAAGTCCCCGATCCTGACGTTGGTGCTCGATGGGGTAAGCCAGCTTCCTACGCATGGAGCGCAGTCGGACAGATGGCTAACTTTACTCTCAAAGACCCTTGGGTTGAGCTGATAGAAAACAACGACAACCCGCCACGCAGGACACGGATCCTCGAGTGTGGTGCCAGCTTTGCCACCCGGCGTTTGATTGTCGTCGGTTTCATCTCTGGTTCTTCTGGTGGCGGTAATGAGGGCGAGGGTGAGCCAGTGACCCATCCTGGTCAAAGGGTGGGTGGGGAAGACCACTCCCACCCGTTTGAGAATGAGCCGGATCCGAACGCGCAGTATGGCCCGGGGCTGTCAAATAACAATGGGTCCAAGCGCGGAACTATAAACGGAAGTGGCGGCACAGTGTTGGTGAATTAGGATGAGTGGTCTCGGTAACTTTGTCAGCACAGTGGTCCCGGTAGACTCGTTCTCTAGAGTGGTCCCGGACAAAGCCAGGACTATACCCGATCCTGACGTTGGTGCTCGATGGGGTAGGCCGGCTGTTTTGGACTTTCAGTTGCCTCCAAGCTTGGGTGGTGAAGAGCAGAAGCAACCTATCCCAGTAGTATTCGATGACGACGAGCTGATCGAACGAATTGGGCATGGATTTGCAGCGTCGGAAGATCCACCCACCAAGCCCTTCTTCCTTACTAAATACTTTGACTGCGGGTACATTGACGAGTACAAGGAAGAGACCAAAGACCTTGGAAACAACGTTACTGAGATTGACCCACATATCATTCACTGGCACGTGTTCTTCAAGATGGATTTTGTGCCGGAGATTGTAGTCGTTGACCAATACTCTATCTTCGACGTCAACGAAGATGTGACGACCCGCGATGAGTATATAGTGTTGGTAGATGCGTCGTGGAACTTTACCGAGCAGCTTCCTCCGAAGTATCTAGGCCAAGGAACCGGACCACAGCGCCGATGGAATTACTCCATGCAGGGCGCATCGCCGATTTAAGGAAATGAAGATTGAAGAGCTACAGAGAATGCGTGGAAGCGGGAAGAGTGGCTTTTCTCTCCGACCCAAGCTGCAACCGACCCAAGCTCCCGACAGAACTTCCGCCGGACCTACAGTCAGCGTGGGCCCTGGGCTGGCGGATGGAGGAGATCAAAGCCCGAGCGAACCAGAGCTGCCGCCGATCGAGATAACGGTCCCGGAGCTTTATGATGCTTGGCACAAAGCTAAGAGCGCCAGCGATGAGCGTGGGATGCGTATCATCGGCACTATCATGGCAGACATCCTAAGAAAGAGGTTCTCACCAAAGGATAAAAGTAGAGATGGCTGACAACAATGAGAAGGACCTTCCGGGCCTCCCAGAACAAGGGTGGTGGCTGGTCCGAGAGCTTGAGCGCTTAAGTACATCATTGGATGACTTGAAGCACCAGAACCGCGAGGATCACAACCGTGTGGTGACTGAACTATCACAGGTAAAGGAAGAGATTGGCGCGCTCAAGGTCAAGGCCTCTTTCTATGGAGCCATCTCCGGCCTGGGTGCAGGGCTCGCAATTTTCCTTGCTCAAATCCTTGGGCATGGTGGCGGTGGAGTCCCAAAGCCATGAGTTACCTGAATAGTAATCGCGAGCTGGTGATTGTCACAACCCTGCTTGTAGTAATTGCAGCAGGTATCGTCTTTCTCGGCGTGCGTAGCGAGCAGAACTTTGAAAAGCTCCGCCACCACGCAATGGAGATCGACGCAATCCATGGCCTTAAAGTTATCAGCCATGACGAGTTGCGGAATTGGTGCATTGAGACAGAGTTGTTGAATAAAGGTTGGAAGTGTGCCCCAATCCCCTACAACGAGTTTGATGACTACTACCCACGTGCGGTGTTCTAATGTTAGTTGCAGCCAAAGCAACCTATATTGTGCTCGTGGCATTTTGTGGCCTTGCGAGTGGCGACTGTGGCTTGGCTGTCCTGCACCCACTTAAGACTCCGACGTATAAGAATTTGGCTGCGTGCAAGGTGGCAGCAGATAAGCTTAGGCCCGACGTGCCGGAGCAGACCAAACTCTTGAGTCACTCACAGATCCCCGGCCCTTGGACTGTTGAGATCGCGTGTGGTACGCAAAAAGATTTTGACACCCTCACTAATTACCTAAGGGGTAGGCAAGCGGTGAGAAATCTACAGGCGGAGCACCCCGAAGAAGAGGACAGACCTGAGGCTCCGGGCGACCGGGACCCGTACCCAGACGGAGGGTAATAAAGTGATTAGAGCGTTTGTTGTTTACTGCATGGTCTTAAACCCGACCATGTGCCGCAACCTCGAGATTGTACCAGATGATGGGCATAAGATTGCATCGCAGATGGAGTGTCTGCTTGGAGGTGCGATCTTCGATGCTCAAACTCGTATCTCACAGCAGACGCCAGCGTCGCAGGATGCAGAGCTTCGGATCACATACGAGGGCATTGAGTGGCGCGTAAAATACATCATGTGCAAGCAGGAGGGAGATGACGACAATGGAGTGCACCAATGGGTCGAAGAACAAAAGCGAAGAGCCCTGCTAAGCAAACCTCAAACCGAGTAGGGCCGAAACTCGTCGCAGGTCTAAGGCTTAAGCCACATTGGCGGTCTATTGCTGCACGAGCGTGGTCTATTCGCTTCATGGCCATCGCTGCGATCTTATCGGGTTTTGAAGCCGCCTTCGGGATGGTTGGTCCATACCTGCCAGTGTCAAATGCCTGGCTTGCCGGACTCACCTTTCTACTAGTCGCGGCGGGGTGTGTCTCACGGCTAATTGCCCAACAAAATCTTCAAGAGGAGTGTTAGATGCCCGCAGGCGCAGCAAATAAAGGAACCCGCTTGACGGCAGCCGGCAAAGCCGGAGTCGCTGTCACTATTACCGCTGCCGGACTTCTGGCGATCTCCCAGATTGGAGGATTCGAGGGTTTGCGTCTTCTCGCTTACCGAGATGTAGTTGGCGTGTGGACTGCCTGCTACGGCGAGACAAAGGGTATCAAGCCCGGGATGCGCTTCACAAAGGACGAGTGCAACGTGATGTTTATTGGGGGGCTTGCCCGGCATGAGTCGGGGATGCGTTCCTGCCTACTCGAGCCCGACAAGCTCCCCGACAAAACCTACGTCTCGTTCTTGTCACTAACCTATAACATCGGAGTCGGCGGTTTTTGCAAGTCGAGTGTTGCGCGGGATGCGAACGCTGGGAAGCTTTACCGCGCGTGCGATGATCTTCTGCGCTTCAACAAAGCTGGTGGTCGCACTGTGCAGGGGCTCGTCACTCGCCGTAACATGGAGAGGAAGCTCTGCATTGAAGGGCTAAAAGATAAGGTCACGACCCTGCCTGGTTTGGACGCCATTCTCCCACCCTCTGACCCCGCGCCCACCCCGGCACCCACCCCACCCCCTGAACCGGTCCCTGCACCGGCTCCTACCCCTGCAA